TTTGGTACATGTTTATCGCAATGCATTTGAGCAGCAATAACAGGATTTTCATTTAGTACAAAAATATTCATCACGCACCTAATGTTGGAACTGTAAAGTCGTCTTCAATTATGTTACCTTCGTGACAAGTAACCAGATTCGTCTTGTAATCTTCCTGTAAGTTTGGAATATCTTGAACACATTCTTCAATCGTTTGATATTCAGATAATCTATCATGTATTGTAACACAGTCAACTGAACATATTAAGATTACCGCAAATATGTCAATCACTTGTCGTCTCCATTATATATTTTTGAGCCGCTGTATACTTCTATTTCACCATTAATTTCAACTAACCGAATAATCTTTTCTTCTTCAAGAACCGTTAGCGTAATTTGTAATGCCTTATCGAGGGCGTATTTGTATCCAAGATAAAAACACAATATTACAAGAAAAACCAATAAACTAATAATTGCAAAATCGTTATTGATAACGAAACTTCCGCTTTCCAATATACTTCTCCTAAGTCATCATATAAGTCATTATACACTTTATTTTTCAGAAAGTAAAGCATTTAACTCATGAAAGTTTAAAACTTTTACATTTTCTGCTTCAGGCGTGTATATGCCTTTGAATACTATGACTTCTCTTGGATAACAGAAGAAGAACTTAACATCTTTATGATGCTCAATGAGCCAGCCAAGATAGTTCATACGACCACGAGTGTCGTTGATATTTGCCCGTGTGTTCATACCGTAACATGCTGTACCATCATAGAGGTTCGATAGCGCAACGCTTTCATCAACTACCAGAAAGTCGAAACCAAAGATATAGATTGAGCTATATCCTTTCTTAATGGCTTCAACAATCGCATTCATTCCAGCATTCGAGCGAGGACGAGCGACATTCCAGTTAGGATTGTCTGATTTCTGCCAGTGCAGTTCAACTGGTTCCCATTTCTCGTCTTCGGGCGGATTGATGAAACGGTCTTGAGGAAAAGTGGACTCCTCAATTTCCATGATGATTTCATAGTCGATTGCTACCAGGTAGTCAGGCAACACATAATCTTTGTCTATAAAATCACGATAAAGAGCATTGCAGCCAAAGACTTTACCCTTGCCCTTGAGTTCCATCAAATCAAATGAACTACGTGAAGCTCCGTTTCCGATTATGTACGCCGTTTTTAGGACGTTCTTCATAACTTACCTCATCTTGATGTTTGTCTTTACGGCGTGTAAATTTTTTCTTAGTCTTACGTATTGGCTGATAGTCATCATCCCAGCCTGTTTTTCGTTGTCGATATGTTTTACCCATTTGCCTTTTCTTCTATCCATGTTGATGCAAGGGCAGGCCACGCATCTTCAAAAAGTTTACGAGTAATACCTTTGTACGGCATCTTCTTATCTTTGATCGCAATGACAAGTTTTGCGTCATCTGGATCAAGCGATTCGAGAAAGTTTACAAACTGTGTTTCGCGTTGCATTGACTTCATATCTGGATAAGGTCCAGTATTGATAAAGATACCAAACTTACGCATATTTGAATAGAGCGTGGCTTGATAGTCGGACTCTTTTGGCGATGCTTTATAGGGAGGAGCACCTTCTGGTAATACGAATTGTATTTTTGGATTGAAGCAGATATCGATGATGCTTTCAAGCGTAATGTTATGGTCACGCCGAAGAGCTTCAATCTTCTCTTTTTTCGTTTTTAATTTAGAGATTCGTATTAAAATCTCTGCCACGCCTTCTGTATAAGCCATTATTTTCTCGCAATCATTTTACTGATATTATCTTCAATTTCGTCTACACGGCGTTGCAAGATATCTACAGCCGTACGAATATTTCCAGTACCAGTTTCTTTAAAACGTCCTTGCAATACTTCAATCTCACGCTCAAGAATACGCATGTGAATAAGATCATCAAAATTCATTTATTACCTCCATCATATTTTTCATTCGCTTTTCAATAAAATAGTTAAAGATTTTGCCACGTTCGTTCATCTTATAGTTATCAAAAATATCATTCACTTTTTTACTGATATTTTCAGGTACGTAGTCGAGATCAACTAACTGCTGATTGCGACGATAGTTGCGAAGCATTCTTTCATCACAGAACTCTTCTGGTGAAAGACCATTCCAAGCGTCAATCTTTTTCGATGCAAGAGGCTTCTGTCTTTTATCAGAAACAAACACATCATCATCAGATAAGAAGTTAGGAACACCGTCACCACGGTCGCCTTTAAGAATATGCTCGTGGATATATCGAGCAGGATTTGATACAGTCACATACTTCTTCTGCATCGGGCTGTATTGATCAACATTCGCATACTTCTGTAACTGGACAAAATCTTTATCAGAAGAGAGAATCAAAATGGACTCTGAAGAATCTTTCTTAATGCCAAGACTGCCAAAACGGTGACACAGAGTACCAATAATATCATCTGCTTCTGCGTGGTCAACTTGGATTACTTTGTAAGGAAACTGTTCACGAAGGTCATCACGAATGCCATTCAACACCGTAAAGATTGTGTTCCAGTCCAATGCGGACTCTTCACGATCTTTCTTACGGTGTATCTTATAGTACGGAAACAATTCTCGACGCCAATAGTTTTTGTCGTCGCAACAGATTACCAACTCACCATAATCTTTACCGAATCGTGAACGATACATTCTTAAAGAGTTTAGTACCATGTGACGAACAAGGTCTTCTTCAATCGCCACGTTGCTTTTACCTCCAATCTGTTTCATTAGATTGGAAATCATTACTTGATTTAGGTCAACGAGTATCATAACTTTCACTCAGGTTTCTATTTAATATATTCATTCTATATTATATATGAAAAAATGTCAAGAGATTATTCTGTTGGAGGCGAATAATCATCATCGGTCGTTTCGATTTCTAACATATCTTCTATATGTTCTCGAAGCGGATGTTCGAGATTAAGACTTTGATATAAAGTATACCGAATCGTTTCTACGGAATATGAAAAGTTCGTTGTGAACTCATCGGCCATTACATCAAAGCCATGACCAGCAAACTTATTATACAGATTGGAGCAATACCGATCAACAAGATAATCGATATATTGTTTTTTATTTTCATTAAAATATGTGTCCAGTTGCTCTTCGTTCTGTGGATCTGACTTGAACTTCGGAAACTGAATCACATTATTTGATACTTCTTCACTCATTTAATTACTCTTAGGAGAATGGTCTCACTATTGATTCTACCGTTAGGGGTGATTGGCTTTGTATTTATCTCGTCCATTAGCTTTCGAAGGACAATTTTACCTCCCTTTTCGAGCCGCGGCAATACATCTTGCGGCTTTCGAATCTTCTTTGACATCGATGTTTCTTCATCGTATCCTTGAAGTGTGGTGCCCTTGACCGTGAGTCCACCAGTCGCAGACGCATCATATCGAGTGAGTATTCGATATTTTGTATTAAACACCCATAGTTGAGTAGCGCCAATAATCATAACAGGATTTACACTCGCAAGTTTAAACTCATCGTTCTTTGTCTGAAACTTGAGTTTTGCAATCTGCTTATCTGCGCTTTTTGGTTTCTTCGCTCGTGGTTTCCGAACTTTCTTTTGGTTGTCAGCCCATGTAGTACACTCAGTGATAATCAGAGTAAGAAAATCGGTAAATGCTTGAAGCTGGCGGGTCGTCATAAATGAATATGTCTCAGTCAACTGAGGATCTCTCTTCTTGAGAGTTTCCCTGAGTTCATCACGCCAAGGAATATAATACTCAGCGATTGCCATAGCGGACTGCGCTTTTACGTTATTCTTTTGAAGGAAAAAATACGGTTGAAAATCAGACTCCCAAGGAGCTTCGACATACAAATCTATCTTCTCTTCAATCTCTGCAATGTACTCATTATTCTTTTCGCGAATACGATCCTGAATCGATACGACAGGTTTGGACTGTTTATCTTCTTTAACGACAACCGGTGCTTTGTCTTTGAGTACTGACCACTTTTCCTCTAACCAGTCAAGGGTGTCTTGAGCAAACGAACCGCCGTTATTCATAATGTGGCAGTATTTACCGACTGACAAAAAATAATGCGGCTGAATCGAAGTGTAACGATACATCTTCATATCGTCTTTTCGATTTGCCTTGCAATATTTAATTGACGCATCTTTCAAGTCTTTAGTAGAGAATCCAGATAGCCAAGCTAACGCATAGTGTTTATTTTTGGAATAATCATTAAGGCTCGGATCGACATTAGCCCAAATCGGCATGGTTGGGTCGACCCGAGAACGAGGTTTTCTTTTTCTACGACCAGTAGACAGAAGTGATTTAGCCATTATTCACACACCTCCTCGAATCTTTTACGAGCCAGTTCTTCGGCAGCTTTTTCCCACTGCCAGTCGGCAAAATTCAGTAAACCCTCCCACTGGCCTTTGAGTTCTGCGAGAGCCTCATCATAGAGATTTTCGAGTAGAGTTTCATTATATAAGTTAGACATTTATCAAACTTCCTTTGGGTTCAAAACTATTAAGGAAAGACCAGCCAAAGCACTTTTATGTCCAGCGAGGCGAGTCGTATAACCTTCACGAGCATATTCGCTCCCGTCGGCTCTGGTGATGTCGCCGATAATTATCCATGGGATCATATCCCCTGCACAATTTAAACCGTAATCTATGGACTTAACCGTCCCTTTGAGTTCTCCAGCGGCTGACTTCCACATCACTTTGGTAATTCCTGAAATCATCTTTCTTTCTCCTTGTTAATCATCATCATATACACAGTATAATGCAGGATAAGAAATAAGTCAACCCCTAAAATGATTTTTTTCAAAAAAATATTTATTGATTATCAATTT